TTTGGACTGATGAAGACATGACTGATGTTGAATCTGCTATCTCTGCTGGTAAATCATACACAGCTTAGTATTAATTTCCTGTAGATAAGATATGTTGATATAACTAGGAATCTAGTATATTTTAAACTAAGGATTAATGTATGCTACAAAAACTAGGGTTTGCACCAGGATTTAATAAACAAGTCACAGAGACCGGGGCCGAGTCTCAATGGACTGGCGGCGAGAACGTACGTTTTAGATATGGTACACCGGAGAAGATAGGTGGCTGGAATCAATTAGGAGAATCAAAACTAACAGGAGTCACTAGAGGCTTACATCATTTTGTTAATAAAGAATCAATTAAATTTGCAGCTATAGGAACTAATAGAATTTTATATGTTTATTCCGGAAATGTGTATTACGATATACATCCCATTAAAACAAATTTTGGAGTTTTATCAGGAGCTTTCACTTGTAATTTTACCAATGGTAGTGCTGCAGTAACGATTACTTTTCCAGGAGGAGCTTACACGACAGATGGAATGTCACAAGGTGATATTTTATTGATGACTGATTTTACGGGTGGAACCGGTACCGGATTTTCATCAACAGATTTTGATGATAAGAAATTTATGATTACTTCGGTGAATAATACCACTCAAGTTACAATCACAATGCCGAGTGCTTCTACAGCTACTACAACAGGAACTTTTAAAGTTCAATGGTATTATCCAGTAGGAGACGCTGAACAAGTTGGAGCTTATGGTTGGGGTATATCTTTATTTGGAGGAAATAGTTTAGGGGCATTAACAAATACTTTAAATGGTAGTTTAAGTGATAATGCTTTTGGAACAGGAGGAAGTGGAACAATTATTACTTTAACAAGTACCGCAAGTTTTCCCACTACAGGTACAAATTATATTCAAGTGGGTACTGAAGAAATATCTTACACTGGAGTTGCTGGAAATAATCTAACAGGAATTACTAGAGCTGTTAGAGGATCAACGAGAGCAGCACACAGTACAGGTGCAACAGTTACTGATACATCTAGTTGGACAGGATGGGGATCACCGGCAGCTACTACCGATGCAGTTATTGACCCTGGTCAATGGTCCTTGGACAATCTAGGCCAAACTTTAATTGCTTTAATTGTTAATGGTGCCTGCTTTGAGTGGGATGCAAACGCAACTAATGCAACAAGTATTAGAGCTACAATTATTTCAGGTGCACCAACCTCATCACGGGACATGGTAGTATCAACTCCTGATAGACACTTAGTATTTTTTGGAACAGAGACAACGATTGGAGATCCTACAACCCAAGACGATATGTTTATCAGATTTTCTTCTCAAGAAAATATTAATGACTACACTCCAACAGCAATCAATAGTGCCGGTACACAGAGATTGGCCGCCGGATCACGGATCGTTGGATCTAAATTAGGTAGAAATGCAATTTATGTTTGGACTGATACTTCTTTATTTACGATGAGATTTGTTGGAACTCCATTTACATTTGCTTACGAGCAAGTTGGAACAAACTGTGGATTACTAGGTAAGAATGCAGCTGTTGAAGTAGATGGCGCTGCTTACTGGATGTCTGATAATGGTTTCTTTAGATACACCGGTCGATTAGAATCTATGCAATGTTTAGTAGAAGATTACGTTTATGACAATATAAATACAACCTCTAATGAATTAGTATACTGTGGTATTAATAATTTGTTTGGTGAGATTACTTGGTTCTATCCAACGTCTACATCAAATACAAATAATAGATCTGTTACATATAGCTATTTAGATTCAACAAGAGAAAGACCTATTTGGTTTACTAATGCAAGTTCATTGTATCAAAGAAGTACTTGGGCAGATTCTGCAGTTTTTGGTCTACCTCATGCAACTAAATATGATGCGGGAGACGATGCGTCTTTTGATGTTGTAGGTAATACAGATGGAGTTTCAATTTATTTTGAACATGAAACAGGAGTTAATCAACAGGAAGCAGGAGTAGCAGCAGTTGCAATACCTGCAAGTATTACTTCTGGTGATTATGATATTACACAAGACCAAAGAGAAGGTATCTCATTTAGAGGAGATGGAGAATTTATGATGAGGATCAGTAGAATTATTCCGGATTTTGTTTCTCAAAGTGAAGACGTTATTATTAAATTAGATCTTAGAGATTATCCTAGTGATGCGGCTACTACACAAACTTATACTTCAACAACTTCTACTAATTTTATTGATACTAGAGCAAGAGCGAGACAAATTGCTTTAACTATATCTAATACTGCGGTAGATAGTAGTTGGAAGTTAGGTACATTTAGATTAGATGTACACTCAGGAGGAAGACGATAGTGATAGATAAAAGAATTAAATATGAATATGGTCAGCTAGTTAAAAATAGACCCAACGGTAAACGTCCAGGTTATCGTGGTGGGGGTGGTCAAGCTGGAGGCACAGGAGATATGGGTGGAGGTAGTAGTTCTGGAAGTGGTGGAGCAGCAGATGGACCAGGAGATACTGGTGGTGAAGGTGGTAACAATCCTTCAGATGGTTCAAATTCTCAAAATGGTGGAAATAATAATAATAATAATGGTGGAGGTGCTGATAGACCAAATTATGATTACAAAGGTCCTGCTGATCTAGGTGTTACAACTAGGACCGTTAATACAGTTAAAGCACCAGAAGCTAAGGAATATATTGGTGGTAAAGAATATGATGTAACTCCTGATACAAAAGATGAAAGAGATAATGCAAGAGAGCAACAGACACAGCTAGGCAAAACTACAATAGACGAATTAATAACTTCTTTTGCACCGGTGGTAGCTGAAAAAAAAGGTTTTTGGGATTACGCAAAACAAGCTTTAGGAATTTTGTCTTTTTTAAATCCGGGTACCACAATAGGTAGAATTGGTCTCGCAGTAAACACTTTGGATAAAGTTTCAACAATAAGTACATTAGCTAAGGATTTAGGTATTACTGAAAAAGATGTAATAGCTAGTTTAAAAGATAATTTTAAAGATGGTAGCTTTGGGGGTTTTACAAATACAACATCCTCTATAAACCCTAATGATAGGATTGGAAGTGATAATAATCAAGAGGGTGATAATCAATTTTTTACAGTAGTCGCACCAGAAGGTATTATGAAAATAACAGAAGATATGAAAATAAAAAAAACTGCTCCAACAGAAAATGTAATTGGTAGTTTACCAAATGCAAGTTTACCTAATGTAAACCAACAGTCTATGACGTTTAGTCCAAGATACACAAGATCAAATGTAGCTAACAAATCGGAAAAAGGAATAGCAAATTTAAAAGGAATGGGAGAATCTTTTGCTGATGTATTTAAAACAGATACAAATATTTCTGTAGATGGAGAAGGATCCTCGGCATTATTAAAAGAATATGCTATGCTTCTTAAACAAATGGAACAGGGATTATTACAAACAGAAGGTAGAGAAAGATTAAATATTTTAAAATCTAGATTAGGACTTGCTCAAGGGGGAATTACAAATGTTAATATGAAAAAAGGTAACCCAAGAGAAGTATTACGTAAACTAGGAGAAGTATTATATGGCTAAAATTGTACAATCCTTAACAAGACCTGAAAGAGAATATGATGAAGCTGTAGCAGCCAATCAAGTTAAAGATTTGGATGCTGTTATTGAGAAATTAAATACAACGTTTCAAGAAGAATTAAAACAGGAGATAGAAGCTAGAAGCTTCTTTTTAGATTAATGGCAGTAGTCAATCAATATAAATTTGTAGGAATAGATAACAGTACAACAGGTAGTGCACTTACACCATTAGGATCTGGTAATCCTTTGGTTAGTGAAACATATGTTATTAAATCTATTTTAGTTACATCAGCAGGTACACCAACAACGACTGTTACAAACAACAGTATTACAGCTATTAAATCTGTGCAACTAGTTGCAAATACAACAACAGAATTATTAACCCAACCGCTAATAGTAGAAGGTGGAAAAACTTTTACAGTTCAAGCAAGCACAACAGACTCATTTGATGTAGCTATTAGCTATCTAAACATTAAGAAAGAGGTAACAACATAATGGAAAATAAGGTAATACCTGTATTACAGGCAGAAACTATAACAACGTATAGAAATATAGCAACTGGCGAGACTTTTAAAGAGAGAACC